CCTAGAAGTACACGAGGGCGAATACGAGGTACTCGCAAAGAACTGGCAAGTTTGGCTGCGGAAGCTCTGACACGTTGATAACGCGCGCAGAGAAATATCATCCAATTATGGCGTAAGTGCCATAGATTGCTAATGCTAAAAAACAAAAAACATGATTGAAGATAATACACCCCCAGCTTTTGAAGTTCCTGATGATCGAGAGGTCATCGGCGGTTTTTTTTGTACCGTAGCAGAACAGCAAGAGTTGGGGGTTCCTATTTATGCTATGGATGAATCTTGGATAAAGATATATCGAAGATTGACCGAATCAGACATCTGGCAGATGAAGCCGGAGTACCTCAAAATATGGATATATCTACTGATACGAGCCAATCGTGCACCTTCTGTTCGTATGGTCAAAGGTGTTCAAGTTACCATCAATCGAGGCGAGGTTTTGACCTCTTTGGAACGTATTGCGATGGATTGTTTAGTGTCTGTTCAGACGGTCAGATCGTGCCTAAAATGGTGTTTCATAAATCGCCTATGCGTCGCCCATAAGTCGCACAAGGTAACACATCTAACTATCTTAAAATACGATGAGTTACAAGGAAATGGTGTTCCAAACGTCCGCCAAAAGTCCTCCAAAAGTAACGCAAGTCAACAATACATAGAGAATATAAGAAGTAAAGAAGAAGAGAATAAAGAATATACAAGTAGTGTGAGTATGCGCTCACGCGCATTCACGCGCCCAAGTTGTCAAGAAATCCTTGACTACTTCCAAGAGCTAGGCAGCACAGCGGATGAGGCGCACAAATTCCACGACCATTACACAGCCAACGGCTGGAAGGTGGGCAAGAACGCTATGAAAGACTGGAAAGCAACAGCGCGGAATTGGAACAGGAACAAAGGAAAGTTCGGCAAAGAAGCTGATCCGCAGATTGCAGTACGCACAAAACCCGCAGGATTGCCCAAGCAAGTGGTCGAACTTTACCAGAAGGAGCTACCATCAGAAATTGAAATACAGCGCATGAAAGCTCTATACCTGTCCAAAGTATCAAACAACGAATAAAAACGCGTCTACGGGGCTGGAAACGGCCTGCAAACAACTATTAAGCATTACTTAACAACTCAAAAACAACACGGAGGGTAAATATGAGGCGGTATAGAAAGCTAAATGAGGTGCTCGCAATGTCCGACACCATCCTAAAATACTTTGACGTGCACCGCTCGCGGTTCGTAACATGGGCTCTTAAACAGCCCGAACTATTTCCAGAAGTAGGCAAGCGCGCGATGCAGGATTATTTGTACATAGCACTCAATAGGCACATGATCCCTTCACACATAACAGACACTAGAAGAGCACTAAAAATCATCAAACAAAAACATACCATGAGACCAAACACGCAAAACCCAGCTATCCTCAACCTTATCGACCAATTCTGCAAGCTCTATAACTGCACATGGGAGCAGCTTGTAGCGCAATCCCGCTTTCATTGGGTTGTAGAATGCCGATACCTGCTCATGTACTTCCTGTTCACGAAGTACCGACTATCTAACTCCTTGATAGCGCGGCTATTTAACAAGCACCATTCGTCAGTTATCCACGCTTTGCGTAACATGCGCAATCAGATTGAGACGGATGCTAACTTTCGTGAATACGTGGAGCGCATGGAAACGCTGCTAGATATTAACTTTACCGTGCAAGTTGAGGAAATCAAATGATAAATCGTATGAACAACACCAAAATACAGATCGAACACGTAGAAGTATCGAAGCTAATACCATACGCTCGGAACAGCCGTACACACTCTCCAGCGCAAGTGAAACAGATTGCCGCAAGCATACGTGAGTTTGGATTTATGAATCCCGTGCTTATCGATGCAAGCAACACAATCATTGCTGGGCACGGCCGCGTTATGGCAGCCGAGCATTTGCAATTGCAGTCTGTACCATGCGTAAGGCATGAACACTTGACAGAAGCGCAGCGGAGGGCTTACGTGATAGCAGACAATAAACTGGCTATGAATGCAGACTGGGATGGGGAGATGTTGAAGGTAGAAATTGAAGAGTTGAAAGAAGAAAATTACGATATGTCATTGCTCGGTTTTTCAGACATAGAATTAGATGAAATGTTTGAAGTTGAGGAAATTAACGCTAAAACGCAGGAAGTTATACACGAGCAAAGCGTGCAGTTGAGTCCAGACAAGGAATACATTATAGTAATGGCAAGGGATGATGAAGAATGGGACGAAATGGTACAATACTTTCAACTTCAAAAGGTTAGAAGGGGAGGATACAAGCAGGGAAGCCCGTTTGATGCTGTAGGAACTGAAAGAGTCGTACATTTTGAAAGAGTGAAAAATGCTAATAGCAATACCAAGTAAAGGAAGAGCAGGGGAAACAAAGAGCGAGCAGATACTAAAAAATGGTGTGTTGTACGTGCCGGAAAGTGAATATCACCAATACAAAAAATATAGCAATAACGTTATAGCGGTACCAAATGATGTAAAGGGTATAACGAAAACGCGGAATTGGATATTGAAAAATACACAGTCGCAAAGGGTCGTATTCGTAGATGATGACGTAGTAAACTCGGGATGGATTAAAATGTATGAACACAACGCAAGACCTAAAAAATTGAGCAATGCCGAGTGGGAAAAAGCATTTATTACTTTGTTTGACGTAACGGAACAAATGGGTTACAAGGTTTGGGGGGTGTCAACAGACGGCGCGCCAAGATCAGTTTATCCGTATAAACCATTTTTGTTTAGAAGCTACGTAACAGCGTCGTGCATGGGTATAATTAACGACGGGGAATACTATTTTAACGAATCGTTTGCAGTAAAGGAAGACTACGAGTTGTGCTTGCGACATATTGCAGACAAAGGCGGCGTACTGTGCGCTAGATACTTATTCTGGCAAAATAGTCACTGGGTGGATGATGGTGGGTGCAAAGAATACAGAACGCAGAAGATGGAACTAGAATGCATCAAAAAGCTTATAAAAATGTACCCGGGGTATATTAAGCAAGTAAGTCGTGGCGGTTCAAATTTTTCTATTGAGTTGAATTTTTAAACATGGGACGACCAAAATTGGACATTGACCCCGAACAAGTACGCAAACTGGCAGCAATTGGCTGCACCAATCTTGAGATAGCCGATATAGTCAAATGCTCGCATGATACGCTAACGGCGCGCTTTAAGGCAGAGCTGGACGAAGGGCGCAGTCAGGGCAAGGCCAGCATAAGACGCAAGCAGTATGAGCTGGCTATGTCGGGCAATCCTGCAATGCTTATCTGGTTAGGTAAACAGCAGCTCGGACAATCTGAAAAGATACACCAGACGCAGGGGCTGCAAGAAATCAATGTCGTAATCAGGAAACCGGAAAATGGCCAACTTGGAGATAGCAGACCCGCTACCAGCCCAGATCGACTTCTGGAGCAATCCGGCGAGGCATAGGGGATTCATTGGCGGTATCGGGTCAGGCAAGACGCTTGCGGGCTGCGTGGAGGTTCTACGGCAGCCTGCTGGCACGTATGGCACGATCCTAGCACCAACGTACCCAATGCTCCGTGATGCGACGCAGCTAACCTTCTTTGACCTGTTCAGTCAGTATGTAGAAGAGCATAACAAGAGCGAAGGTGTGACAAAGCTCGTAAACGGGACTACGATCTTCTGGAGATCTGCGGACAAGCCCGATTCCCTGCGCGGCCCTAACCTAAACTGGTTTTGGTTAGATGAAGCGGATTATATGGATGGTGCGACGTGGGACGTCATGCTAGGCCGTATTCGCCGCGATCCTACCAGATGCTGGATAACCACATCGCCTAACGGAGATACCAACTGGGTATACGAGCGCATCTTCCGCAAGGCAACGGCAGGCAATCCGGACTACTACGTCGTAACAGCCAAGACGCGCGACAACATCCACCTGCCTAGCGAATACGTACGTAACCTAGAAGAGACGTATACGAGCGAGTTTGCGCGGCAGGAACTGGAAGGGGAATTCATCGGGCCAATGGGGCGCATCATGCGTAAGGAGTGGCTGCAATACGCTCT